CGCAGATGGTGCAGGTTTCGCCGTCGCGTTCGACAAGGTAGGCGTAGGCGTAGGCGCGGCTGGTGGGTGAAAGGGGGCGGCCCATCGGTTCTCCTTTGGCCGCTGGGGTTGGTTCGCACAAGATACGATCTGGGGATCACCAGCGGCACCTTATTGTAAAGTGCCGCTGGTCGGGATGTCAATAGGTGGCTGCTGGGGTTTGGGCCAGTTTACACGCCTTGGCGTGGCCATCGGCTTTGGGGCGGCGGAGGTCGGCGGCGGTGGCGCAGGTAGTCAACGAGCGGGAACCATAGGATTAGGAAGACGGTTAGGGCTGCGGTGTCCAATCCTTCCATGGGGTCGATGATAGCATAAGTAGCCGCTGGATGCGATCGCAAAAAAGGGGCAGGCCCGGCCCCGGCTCCTTCTTCGAGCCTGCGGGACCGGCGGGGCCGGCGACGTGTGCCGGCCCCGCCGTGGTGTACCAGGCTCATTTTGCTGTGGTCCACTGGCAATAGGTGCCGTCGGCCATCTTCGACGGGCAGTAGAGGGTTTTACCGTCCCGGCTGTCCTTGGCCTTGCCGTGGTGGGGGCATTCGGCCTCTGCTGGTGGTGTTAGCGCCGGCGTGGCTGGCGACGTGGGCGCGACGGGCTGGCGCTCGGACGCTGGCCAGATGGTGGCGAGCTGGTGTTTGAGGCACTTGTAAAGGGCTACCTGGGCGTCGGGCCAGGGTTCCTTGGGATCGACCTCGGCGCTGGCGCCTAGCTCGATCTTCTTCCAGGTGCCGGTTTCGAGCTGGAGGGAGTAGCTGATTCCCGCGGTGATGACTTTGACTTCCATGTGGTCCTCCTCGCTTTAGTTTAGAATGGTGGGGGCCGGGCTGCTAAGGACCGGCCCCCGGGTGCGGTGCCTGGGCGGGCTGCCTATGCCGGGTAAAGTCCGCCCAGGGTTGGGTCTGCCGCGGCTCTCCGCCGTGCGTCGTCCTTCTGCCAGTCCTCCTCCCACTGGGCCGCGATGCGGTGTTTACACCAGCCCTCGGGCGCCCGGTACTGGGCGTCTGGGCACTCGCACTGGTTGGCCGTGGCGTGGTACCTGCTGCCCGCGCCGATGGGCGTGGCCAGGGCACGGTTGCGGCGGACCTGGTATCTGGGGTCTGCCTGGATGTGGCTTGGCGTCATGGTGTACTCCTTTACCTTTTTACTTCTGGATGGGCTGCCGGTGCTACATCTTTACCTCCTTGCTGGCGTTCCAGGTCGTACAGGCACAGCTCACAGTACCGCTCCCCTGAGCAGTCCATTACCCTTTTGCACCTGTAGCAGACACAGGCTGCCACGGCTACTTGACCTCTTGCTGGCGGGACCACCGGCGCACCGCCGCCAGACGCAGCCGCAGAAGCAGGGGACACCGCGGGCAAGGGAACCGGGCACCCCCGCCACAGCGGCAGCCCGCAGCCCGGAGGACACAGGCCCCAGGGCACCCCACCGCACCACAGGCCCCACAACAAGAAGGCATAAGCCACCCCCCAAGCCAAACTACCGGTGCCCCTGGCCCCCAACCCACACACCCCCGACGGCCCACCGGCACTCTTTAAGCCGCACCTGGCTGGCGGGGGCGCATAAGCGATAGCCGCCGCAGCGGGCGCGGGCGGTTCCCCGCGACGTTGCGCCCCCGCCCTTCTTGCCAGGTGGTAGGCTGTCCTTGCCGGTGGGATGGCGGGAACGCGCCCGTAGGCGCACCTTATGTCCTGGGTCAGGGGCGCTTGCTCCGGCGCCCGTTAAAACAACGTGCCCCTTCGGTGGTCACCGGCTGGCAACGGAAAAAGCTTGGAACGCAGAGGAGAGCTTTTTTTAGGGACAGTCGGTGGCCACAGCCCCCTGGTCTTGGCGTGGCCGTCCCCGGCGACGCCAGTACCCCACGCCCGCTTTTGGAGGTGGGCTTGGTAGCCCAGTACCCCACGCCCGCTTTTGGAGGTGGGCTTGTGAACGTGGTCTCCCTGCTCAGACATGGAAGGGCCGCTACGCTGCCGGCCTCTCGGCGTAGCGGCCCTGACTGGATGCAACCCGATAGGTTAGGTGTAGAGTGCCAGGCCGGATTCGTGCTCGGCGGAGTGCAGGAGGTAACGGAGCGCGTCCATGACGTCGTCGTACCGCTTGACCGGCTTGTCCAGCCAGATGTCGTTGGCTTTGTCCCAGACGTAGCTCTCGACCTCGTCCAGGAAGGCGGCGCAGGTGTTGAAGACTTTGAGGCGTCCCTGGGCCATCAGGCTGGCCACGGTATCGATACCGGGGCCGACTTCGTTCTTGGCCGGGGAGGTTATGATGCCCATGCCTGCCAGGTCAGCTCGGGCCTGTTTGGCGGCAGGGTCGGCCCACCATCGGCTGGGGCGAATGCCGTTTGACGATAAAGCCAAGAGGTTCTTGGCGTGCTGGTGGAGTAGCAGTGTTGGCTTCCGATAGTCCTGGGTGATGTAGTAGGTCCCGTCGTCGTCGCGGGCTGCCCACGTCGCCGCGGTTGGGTGGTTGAATCCCAGGTCGATGGCCGCGGCTTGCCACCAGGAGTCAGGGATGGCGAAGGGTTTGATTACAAGGTCGTCGTTCCATTGGTCGGCGTAGACCATGCCTTCGGCGCGCTCGAAAGCGCCCTCGTGCATCATGTTGAATCTGGCCCTGGACATGGTGATGCGGTTGCGCTCGTAGGCGGCGCGGGAGTAGGTCGGGTTGGCTAGAGACGAGTATTTGATTACGAAGTAGTTGGGGTCGCCGCTGAGAAAGCGCTGGTAAAAGTCACGGTATAGCCAGCCTCGGTTGTAGGGGGTGGTGGTGAGTCGAACCTGTCCACCCTTGAACGCGACGCGTCGGGTTGCGGTCTCGAAGGCTAGGGATGACATTAGGCCGGCCTCGTCGAGCCAGGCCCAGGCGACGTGGGCGCCTTCCATGGATTCCGGGTTCCTGGCGGAGGCTAGCAAGACCGTACCGATCCTGGAGTAGATTATGTGGTCGGCTTTGGAGTAGAAGGCGCCTGGGTCGATGTGTTGGATGAGGCGGAGCAGGCTGGGGCGTTGAGGCGTCGATTGCATCAAGATTCGGTTGACCATGGCCCAGGTGGGTTCGGCTACGAGGGAGATCTCCTCGGGGTTGCGGATCATGTTCGTGATCTGGCAGGCCATGCCGTTGACGGTCTTGCCTCCGCCGGTGCCCGCGATGTCGGCGACGAAAGGTTGTGTCGCTTGTTGCGAAGCGAGCTGGCCGGTGTGGGGCCGGATCGTTAAGCTACGGGGAGATGGTGAAAAAGTCCTGGTGGCTACCATCTGGGAGGACCTCCTGTTGGATGATGCGGATTTCAAGGGGCTGGGGCTGCTCGCGTCGGTTGCGCTGGAAGTGAATGAGCCATTTGAGGAGGGGGACGTTGCCCTCAACCGCGATTTCGAAGACGGTGTCTTCAATCATGCGGGGTCGGGTTGCCCTGGTCTCGGCCCATGATTTGGCGAAGTCCGGGTCGCGGAGCTCCCAATCGTAAGGGGTGGTGCGGTCCACGTGGGCGTACTTCGCTGCTTGCTTGACCTTCATGCCCCGGTGGATCGCCTGAAGGAAAAGGGCTTTGCCCTCGGCTGTGGTGGTCTGTTTGGATGGCATATTGGTAGGAGTACTCCGACATTTCCCACAGCCTCAGCTACGGTTTTGGCTGGTTTCGGGTGTGTGCCCGTTGCGCACTGGGGTTGATGGCTGCGGAAGTGTAGCTGTAGGCTGGCGGGGTCGAGGCTCGTTTCCCCAGGCCACGTCCTGGAGGCCTCGGAAGTGGCGGACTTCGTTGACGGTGAGGACTCCCTGGTTAAGAAACTCCGTCTCTCGTTTCAGGCGTTGGTCTTCGCCCTCGGATAGCGCTTCGATGCCGGTGAAGTCGAAGGCTAGGCGGTGGGCTGGGAAACCGAGCTTGGGAAGCAAGCTGGCAGTGATGCGGTCTGCGAGCATGGTGGCCTCGGGTATGATGGTCGATCTCCAGAACCATCGTTCGAGGACCTCCATGTTGGCCATGGTCGCAAACTGCAGCTCGGCGAGCATGGTTTCGGGTACCCCGTAGACGCGGGCTACGTCCTTGACGGTCCAGCGCATCCCCTCGATGAACTCCATTTCGCGCGAGCTGAAGGCCAGGATTTTGGCGTCGGTGATGCCGGAGACGAACGCCGGGCGGTGTGCTTTGTCTGGGCCTGAGAAACGGGCTTCCCAGCGTGCGTAAAAGTCTTGGACCTGTGCTTCTGTGAGTGTATCGGCGGCCATTAAGAGGTAATCGGGGATGCCGCCGTTCTTGAAGGTGCTGCGGTTATAGCGGAGGGCGTCGCGGCCCATGTCGAGCGTGAGGCGGAGGGGCGCGATGGGGGATAGGCCGGTGCGGTCCTGTAAGGGGTTGAAGTAGCGGAAGAACTCAATTTCTTCTGGGAGATAGAGGACGTCGCGGTCGAGGCCCCGGTAGCGGTATCCGCGGATGTAGGGGTCCCGAGGCCCCTGGCCGGGTAGGACTTCGACGCGGTCGGGGCGGAGCGGCCAGAGCTCCAGGCGGCCGGTGGTTTCGGAAGGTTCGATGGCCCAGAACGCCTTGCCCCAGAGGCATAGGTATGTTTCGGTGGCCCGGATTAGCTCCTTGCCGGTGAACCAGGGGTTCGGTTGGGCGAAGGTTTGGGTTAAGGGGTGGGTCTCGGGAAGCGGGATTATCTCCTCGCCGGTGGTTTCTTGGAATAGGCCCCAGGGAGTTCGCCCCATGGCCTCGGCGCGGACGCGGATGGCCGCGTAGACGGGGACGGAAGCCGGTTGGTATTCGCCGTAGCTGGTGGGGGTCCAGTCTGCGCCGATGCCCTGCGTGACGTGGTGGGCCTGGACGTCGGCCTGGAGCGCTCGGCTGGCGGCGGTGATGAGCTTGCGGCGGAAGATGCCGAGCGGGTTCATGTCAGCCTCCTTGGGGTTGGTATAGGTGGCCCGCGCCCTGACCCCGCCGAGCGCCGCGCCCGCCCCTCCGAGACCTGGGGCGGGCGGTCCTGAGGGCGCGTGGGCGGGGGAAGAGGCGGAGCGCCCCTTGGGGCGCTCTCGGCGCACGGCAGCGCCGCCGCGTGGTGCGCGGAGAGCGAGCTGATGGTGGCGGGAGCCCGCGCGATGCCCTCAGGGCTGGTGGGTTCATACCGGGATTTTCAGGTAAGAGTTTAGGAGCTCGCGGACGTCGGTGTCCAGGTCGTTGGCGACGTAGGCTGGCTCGAAGGTAGTTACCCTGGAGTATATACGGGCTGCCTGGATTAGGGTGGCTCGCTCGATGGGGGCGGGCCAGCGGAGGATGCTGATGGCGGTGCTTAGGGCGTGGGTCGCCCCGGTGGTTCCGTTCAAGGCGCGGCGCACGGTCAAGACGTTGGCAGCGATGTTGGTGATCAGCATTTGCTCGGATTCTACCAGGACTGTTTGCCCGATGGCGAAGTCGGCGCCGTTGGTGACGTTGACGGCGGTGGCGGTGGCGCTCAGGGGGCTGTCCACGGTCAGCAAGCTGCCGGATAGCTCGGTAAACTCACGGTAGCCCCAGCGGCCGTTGATCTGGAAGCGTTGTTGCCCTGCGGTGAATGTGCTCTTGGTTCCTTTGGTTCGGATGCGCAAGGTGGTATAGGGGTGGCCCCAATGTTCGGTGGGTTCGGCGTTGTAGGGGGCCAACCAGTAGTCGCTGGCCGCCCAGGTGGTCTCGAAGGTCTTGTCCTCGTCGGTGTCCTCTTTGAGGGTGGTGATCACAGCCAGGTCTGGGATCGGCAGTTCCAGTTGGTCGTTGCCGTCGAGCTCCAGGGTCTGGACCCGTGGGTAGAAGTGCCGGTCGCAATAACGGTCTACCCACTCGGAGACGGCCAGGAGGAGCTGGAACATCTCAGGGTCGTCGCCTGCGCCGGCGGCGGGGTCCTTGAGGAGCGAGTCGTCCTTCAGCTTGGTGAGGTCGCCGTATAGTGACCTGTAGGCTTCTCTGGCCATGTGGTGTTTTCCTTAGGGGACTGGCGAGGGCAGGGCAAGCGCTGCCCCTACGCTAGACTAGGCGGCGCGTCCTGGCAGCAGCTCCTCAATGTACTCGATGATCAATCTGTGGTCGTGGTCGATGGCTGGGGTGCTGCCCCAGCGGTAGCTGATTACTTCGTTGATCGCACCGGTGGGAGCCCGCCCGACGGAGAGCGAGTCGTAGGTCCGGGTCTGGATTACGCCAGCTGAGGTGCCCGTTCGCAGCATGTCGATTAACTTGGTGCGGTCGGTGGTGGCGTTGGCTCCGGTTCCGAAGTATAACTCGAGGGTGATGGAGTTGAGCTCGGGCGGGGTTATGATGGCCCAGATGCGGACCAATCTGGCGCGGTAGCCTGCGGTTGGGGTTAAGAGGGTGTTGCGGGTGCTGTTGGTTAGACCGTTGACCCAGGTGCGGCGCACCGCACGGGGAGGTCGGGGGTCGGGCCTGGCGGCGGTGCGGGTGGTGGTTCTGGTCCTGGTAGTCACGGGTTCTGCTCGTTGACGCGCGGCGCTGCGGCAAGCTCAGGGCTGGTCTGCTGGAGGCGCTGCCACTCGGCAAAGAAGTGGTGGTACTCCTTCTGGAGCTGGCGGGCCCGGTGTAGCGCCTGATGAGAGCCTTCCAGGTTATCCATGAGGGTGCAAGCCCGGGCCTGGACTACCGCCTCGGCGATGGCCAATTTGAGGTCGCGTATGCGTTTGGCCAGAGCGGCTTGGCTGATGGCTACGAGTTCGTCAGCGTCGACGCCTAGGTCCAGGTACTCGGGGAGCA